CCCGACTTTTACTTTCTCTTAGAGCTTGGGGCGCAACGTCCAAGGAAGACGCTAAAGCTAAAGCCAAAGCGATCTCTAAGAGGAATAGTAAATGAGGCCAGTATCAGTCGGACTTAACCCCACAGCAAATACGCTGACAACTGTTTATACAGTTCCTACGGGTTATTACGCCAAGTTTACTGTGATGTACATTCACAATACTGGTGGTTCGACTAAGCACATTACTGTTCAATGGTATGACGCAAGTGCTGCCACAACATTGGACATTCTTACTAATTACGACCTTACATCTAAGCAATACCTTCAGTTTGATGGCAATGCTTATATCGTTTTAGAAGAAGGCGATAGAATTCAAATTACTACTCAAAGTGCTAGTTCCTTCAGTTTTATTGCAACATTTGAGGTTCAGGGAGCGCAACGAACATGACCTACTTAGAACTTGTTAACGATGTGTTAGTGCGCTTGCGTGAAAGCACAGTATCTACTGTTGGCGAAACAACTTATTCTTCTTTGATTGGCAAGTTTGTCAATGATGCCAAGCGTCAGATTGAGGATTCCTATACTTGGAATGCCTTGGCGCAGACAGTCACTATCACCACTAGTTCTGGCGTAAGTTCTTATGCCTTAACAGGTGCTGGTCAGAAGTTTCGTGTTACTGATGCTATCAATACGACTAGCGTTATTACTCTAGATAACATCACTGTTGCGGATATGAACCGCAAGCTCAACTTTGGCACACCTTCACAGTCTATTCCTAGCGAGTTTTGCTATAACGGGGTAGATGGTAATGGCGACACAAAGGTTGACTTATTTCCTGTCCCCAATGGCGTGTATACATTGTTGTTTGACCTAATCATTCCACAAGCTAATCTCACTGCTGATGGTACTTCAGTCAAGGTTTTGGACTATTTGGTTACTCAAAGTGCCTATGCTCGTGCTTTGATTGAGCGTGGTGAAGATGGTGGAACAAACTCTACTGAGGCTTATGCCTTGTTTAGAGGGATGCTCTCTGACGCTATTGCATTGGAGTCCACTCGTTATCCTGAAGACAACTTTGTGGCGGTCTAATGGCAGGACAACTCCAAAGTTACAGTCTCTCAGCACCAGGCTTTTATGGCCTAAATACTGAAGATTCTCCCCTTGATTTAGGGGCTGGCTTTGCTTTGGTTGCTACCAACTGCATCTTGGATCAATATGGTCGTATTGGTGCTAGAAAAGGTTGGTCAAGGGTTAACTCCTCCTCTGGTGCTTTAGGTGCTAACGATGTTGGCGTGATCCATGAGTTAGTCCAGACTGACGGGACTCTTACAGTTCTGTTTGCTGGCAACAACAAGATATTTAAACTTGGCACTTCAAATGCAGTAACTGAGTTGACCTATGGTGGAGGCGGTACTGCTCCTACTATTACTGCATCTAACTGGCAAACTGCATCCTTAAACGGGATTGCATACTTCTTCCAAACAGGTCATGATCCTCTGATTTATGACCCCGCCATAAGTACAACTACTTATCGCAGAATATCTGAGAAGTCAGGCTATGTAGCTACTGCTCCACAAGCCAACATTGCTATTTCAGCATTTGGTCGCTTGTGGGTGGCTAATACTGCTACTGACAAAACAACTATTACCTTCTCTGATCTGATTGCAGGTCATGTATGGGGGGGTGGTACTTCAGGCTCATTAGATGTTTCTCGTGTATGGCCTAATGGTGCTGATGAAGTAATGGGCTTGGCAGCTCACAATGATTTTTTGTTTATCTTTGGTAAACGACAGATTCTTGTCTATTCTGGTGCTTCTACACCCGCATCTCTTGTTCTGAGCGACACAGTAGGTTCTATTGGTTGCATAGCAAGGGATACCATACAAAGTATTGGTACTGACGTTGTTTTCTTGTCAGATTCAGGTGTTCGCTCACTGATGAGGACTATTCAAGAGAAGTCTGCACCACTGCGAGACTTGTCTAAGAATGTTCGTTTTGACCTAAATTCATCTTTAGCAAGCGAAACATTGGCTAATCTGAAGTCTGTTTACTCAGAAAAAGAAGCCTTTTATCTGCTTGTTTTACCCGCATCTTTCCAAGTTTACTGCTTCGATACCAAACAAACATTGCAAGATGGTGCTTCCCGTGTAACCAAGTGGGACTCAATTGCTCCTACTGCTTTGCGTTCTTTGCGTAATGGCGACTTGTACATTGGTAAGAATGGCTATATCGGCAAGTATGGAACTTATCTTGATGACACAGTAACGTACCGATTTGCGTACTACACGAACAATGCTGACTTGGGAAACCCTAATCAGATTTCTATTCTGAAGAATATTACAGCCATTGTTATTGGTGGCTCTGACCAGTTCTTAACTATCAATTGGGGCTTTGACTATTCTGGTGCTTATCGTGCTGAGAACGTCTATATCCCTTCACAGACAAGTTACGAATATGGTACTGCCGAATACAACATTGCTGAATACACAAGTGGTGTGCCAATTAAGACGTTAACAGCAAATGCTTCTGGTGCGGGAAAGATTGTCCAGACAGGTTATGAAACAACCATTAAAGGTGTTTCTTTTTCATTGCAAAAGATTGAAATTCAAGCCAAAGATGGCAAAATGGGTTAAGGAGAAATATCGTGAGTAATTACACAAAAACAGTAAACTTTGCGTCAAAAGACAATTTGTCTCCTGGCAATCCTTTAAAGATTGTAAAAGGTACTGAGATTGACACTGAGTACAACAATATTGCTACTGCTGTTGCGACAAAGACAGACAATGCTTCTGCCAATATTACTGGTGGCTCAATTACTGGTATTACAGATTTAGCGGTTGCTGATGGCGGTACTGGTGCTTCTACTGCTGCTAATGCTCGTACTAATCTGAGTGCTGCTTCAAGTGGTGCTAACTCTGACATTACTTCTATTGCTGGTCTTACAACTGCGTTGACAGTTGCACAAGGTGGTACTGGTGTAACTAGCTCAACAGGTACAGGTTCTGTTGTTCTGTCAAACAGTCCTACTTTAGTGACTCCCGCATTGGGAACTCCTGCTTCTGGTACGGCAACTAACCTAACTGGTCTGCCGATCTCCACAGGTGTAAGTGGCTTGGGTTCTGGTGTAGCGACATTCTTGGCTACTCCATCATCTGCAAACCTAATCTCTGCCGTAACAGACGAAACAGGCTCAGGTGCTTTGGTGTTTGCCAATAGCCCAACCTTGGTTACTCCTGCTCTAGGCACTCCATCAGCTTTGGTTGGCACAAACATCACAGGGACTGCTTCAGGTTTGACTGCGGGTAATGTGACTACTAACGCTAACTTAACGGGTGCAATCACTTCTGTTGGCAATGCAACATCTTTGGGTTCATTCAGTTCTGCTAACCTTTTAGGTGCTTTGACTGATGAAACAGGAACAGGATCAGCAGTATTTGCCACTTCACCCACTTTGGTGACTCCTATCCTTGGAACACCTACTAGCGCAACATTAACAAACGCTACAGGGCTTCCAATCTCTACTGGTGTGTCAGGTCTAGGAACTGGTGTAGCAACGGCTCTAGCGGTTAATGTAGGCTCTTCTGGCGCACCTTTGGTAAATGGTGGTGTGCTTGGTACTCCATCTAGCGGTACTGCAACCAACTTAACTGGTTTGCCTTTGTCTACTGGTGTAACAGGAACACTTCCCGTTGCTAATGGTGGAACAGGAACAGCAACTCCTAGTATTGTTGCAGGTACAAACGTAACTGTTACTGGCACATGGCCTAATCAAACCATTGCAGCATCTGCTGGTGGTTCTGGAACTGTAACTAGCGTTGATGTATCTGGTGGCACAACAGGATTGACTACTTCTGGTGGCCCTGTCACTACAACTGGAACAATCACTTTAGCAGGTACTTTGGCAGTAGCTAATGGCGGTACAGGACAAACATCTTACACAGATGGTCAATTGTTAATTGGTAACAGCACAGGTAATACGCTGACCAAGGCGACATTGACTGCTGGAACTAACGTCACGATTACCAATGCTGCGGGTGCAATTACGATTGCGGCTTCTGGTGGTGGTGCTTCTTCAGCTACACCCACAGTAGAAGGTACTGTTTACGGCAAGATGACCGCTAGTGGTGGATCGCCCCGCCTAACTGCACTTGGTTACAACGCTGGTGTGGCAACCACAGGGGCAAACAATGTTTTTGTAGGTGTTAGTGCTGGAGAGGCAAATGTTGCGGGAACTGACAGCATTGCTATTGGCTATCAAGCCATGCAAAACTACAGCGGTTCTGATGGTTTAAACATTGCCATTGGCTCATATGCGCTAACTACCGCAACTACTGGCACTTCCTACTATAACGTGGCAATCGGCTACGAAGCCATGAAGTTAAACACCTCGGGCTATAACAATGTTGCTATGGGATGGGGGGCTTTAAAAAGTAACACTTCTGGTAGATTTAGTACAGCCATTGGATATAACGCATTGCGTTCTATGACAACTGGAAATGATGGGTCAACTGCTGTTGGTGCTTCGGCTTTAGACCAAGTTACAACTGGCATTTACAACGTTGGCGTTGGTGGTAGCGCACTAGCAGCAGTTACGACAGGCGGTTACAACACCGCAATGGGATATAACGCTTTAGGCCCTGCTGGGACTACATCTAATAACAATACCGCTATTGGTTATGGCGCAATGTCTGCGTCAGGAGTTAAATCTGGCAACACCGCTGTTGGTTATTTAGCTCTTAGTGCCGACACCACAGCGGGAAATAATACGGCAATAGGTGTTGAGGCTGGTGGCTCAATAACAACAGGTGTTGACAATACAATTATTGGAGGGTCTGCTGCTAATTATTCAGTTTCTTTAACTACTGGTAGAGACAATGTAATTGTTGGTGCTTATTCACATACGGCAGCTTCAACTGACAATGCCAACATTGTTATAGGTCGTTTTACTACTGGCAAAGGAAGCACGACAGGCATTATCAATGCAGGTGGTGGTGGTATTTATCAAGGCAATAACTCATCTTCATGGTCAACAACTTCTGACCAAAGATTGAAGAAAAACATTGTGGACAACAATGTTGGCTTAGATGCAATCAATGCAATTCGTATTCGCAACTTTGAGTATCGTTTGCCCGAAGAAGTTGATGCAGAACTCAAGCCATCTGATGCAATTAAAAAGACAGGCGTTCAGCTTGGTGTAATTGCTCAAGAACTGCAAGCTGTTTTGCCTGATTGCGTCAAACAAGAATCAACTGGTGTTTTGTCTGTTGACTCAGATAATTTGACTTGGTACATGATTAACGCCATCAAAGAACTCAAAGCAGAATTTGACGCATATAAAGCATCACACCCATAAGGACTGACATGACAACTTTTACAACAACAATCACATCAATGTACACATTGCAACAACCTGACCCTAATTATGTGGTTAATGTGTTGTGGAAAGTAACTGGCGTTGATGGTCAATATACAGCTTTTATGGATGGAATTACACGATTCAACTCTGCTGACCAAGAAGGTGCGGTAATTCCTTATTCTGATTTGACAGAAACTATTGTTATTGGTTGGATTCCTGCTGATGTTATGACCAATGCACAGGCTTGTGTGCAAGGTCAACTTGATAGCATGATTACACCGCCAGTTAGCCCACAAAACACACCATTGCCTTGGTCTGCATAAAAAGGAATAAATCATGGCCTATACACAAGCACAAATAAATGCGGCACTAGCAGCAGAATTAGCCGCACGGCCTGGCACATCTCAAGCTGCCTTGAGTGCTTATGCTAAAGCTAATTATGGATTGACTGACGCACAACTTAATGCTGCTTATGCGTCATTGGGTTCTACACAAGCAGAAATCAATGCGGCTGTAGCGGCTGAGTTAGCGGCAAGACCTGGCACGTCAAGAGAGGCTTTGACTGCTTATGCCCAAAGCACCTATGGACTAACTCCAGCGCAAATCAATGCTGCTTATGCGTCATTGGGTTCTACAGGTGGAACAACTGTTGATACTGGAGGAACAAATATTGTAACTGGTGGAACTAATGTCACTACAGGTGGGACTGCCTCTACAGCAACTACTAATACAGGTATGCTTACGGCAGGTGGTCAAAATCTATCTTTTACAAATACACTTTACTCAGATGCAGAAATTAAAAAGGCTTTGCAAGACCTAAGTTATCTTGACCCTAATGCTTCTATCAAGGATATTATTTCTGCGGCAGCGGCTTATGGAATCAGTAGAGATAAAGTTATAAAGAACATAGGTTCGTTTACTTATAACTCTGCCAACGTTGATAAGTTATCAAAACAAATCTTAGCCCAAAACACCACTGCTACATGGAAAGGTGATGTCAAGCCTGAGACTGCCGCCCGTTACATGGCAGATGACTTAGCTAAAAGCGGTATTACAGACATTTCACAAGTAGGAAAAAGTTTTCTAGGCATTATCAATAAAGAAACTGGTGAAAAACTTGTCTCTGGTTATGGCGAAAGAACTAAAGGAAATCTCTGGTCTGGTTCATACGAAGGTGCTGGTAATACTGGTTTTGGTGTCCAGTTTACAGAATCTGGAAAGCCTATCTTTTATACAGAAGGTGCATCATCAAGCACTCTAAAGAAAGACTTGCTTAAAGCGGCAGTAGTGGCGGCAGCGGCCTTTGGTATTTTTGGCCCTGAATCACTTGCTTCAATATATGGATCAGGTGCGGCAGTAGGAGAAGGTCTTACTGCGGCAGAAGCATTGGCGGCAGGTCTTACTCCTGCACAAGCGGCTGCGGCAGGATTGACTGCGGCTGAGTTAACTGCGGCAGGGTACACAGCAGCAGAAGTGGCTACTGCGGTTACTGGTGCAACTACTGGTACAACTGGTCTTTTGACAGGCAATGCGGCAACTACTGCAACAACCGCACTTACTGCCTCACAGATTGCGGATGCGGCTAAGTTAGGTTTAACTGCGGCTCAATATGCGGGTTTGCTTACATCTGGTGGACAAACTGTAGCGGGTCTTCTACAACAGCAAACTTCTAAAGAAGCGGCTGATAAAGCAAGGGCAATGATCGACACTGAGACTGCTGCGGCTAAAGCATCTGCGGCATTTCGTCCAGTAGGAATGACCACTCGCTTTGGTACTTCTGAGTTCAAACTTGATCCTGTAACGGGTCAATTAATAAGCGCAGGATACAAGGCAAGCCCAGGTGTTTTGGAAGCTCAAGATCGTTTGGTTGCCTTGGGTAATAAAGGTTTGGCACAAGCTGAAGGCGCACAAGCACAGTTTGCTCCTTTACAAGCTGGTGCTACATCTCTGTTTAACCTTGGTACTAAATATCTTGCTGAGTCACCAGAAAAGGTTGCAGAAAACTATTTGAAGAGTCAGATGGCTTTGTTGCAACCAGGCAGAGAGTTAGAGCTTGCTAATTTGCAAAACAAACTGCAACAACAAGGTCGTGGTGGTTTGGCAGTTGCTCAAGGTGGAAACTTAGGTGATACAACACCTGAACTACAGGCTTTGTATAACGCTAGAGCGCAACAAGAGGCTCAACTGGCGGCACAGGCTCAACAAGCAGGTCAACAACAGGTTGCGTTTGGTGCGGGTCTGTTAGGTACTGGCGCACAAACCATGGGTCAGTATTACGCAGGTCAACAAGCGGCTTATGCTCCTTACACAACTGCTTTAGGTCAATTTACGAACCTAGAGCAATTGGCACAACAACCTTTGACAATGGGTGCAAACCTTGCTCAACAAAGTGCTACTGCAGGTGCAAAAGTTGGTCAACTTGGTTTGATGGGCGCAGAACAAAGCGTAGCATTGGCAACAGGTAAAGCCGCTACTACTAACCCATACGCAACAGCATTGGGTGGTGTTACTTCTAATCCTTTGTTTGGAGAAGCAGTAACTAAAATATTAGGTGGTACACCTGTTAATGCGTTAGATTTTGGTGCTTATGGAACAGGTGATGTTGGTTTCCAAAAGATGCTTACTGAGATTTACGGATAAGGAATAATCATGGCTGAAAATATCGTAACAAGTCTTTTTGGACTTAATCCACAGATGTTTGGTGAGCAACAGCGTAGAAGCGCCTTAAACGAAGGTATTGCTCTTGCCCAACTAGACCCTGCTTCTCGTGGTGCGGCAATGACCTATGCAGGTGCTAGAGGGCTTGGTGGTGCTATTGCGGGTGCTTTGGGTGTAGAAGACCCACAACTGAAGATGATTAGCGTTCGTCAACAGATTATGAGTCAACTAGACCAATCTGATCCTGAGTCTATTATCAAAGGCGCACAGATGTTGGCACAAGCTGGTGACCAACAAGGCGCTATGGCTTTGGCTCAATATGCTCGTCAAGCACAAGGTGATGCGGCTCAGATACAACAGCGTTTGGCGGCAGCTAGAGCGTCTGATGCGGCAGCACGTCGTGAGCGAATCCAAGCCGATCCATTCCAAAAATTAGTGGAGTCTGGCAAATATACCCCTGCAAGTCTTGCAGAGTATCAAAGAACTGGATTACCCGCAGATTTGGTTTTATACGAAAAACCAGAAAAACCAACATCGGCAAACATTAAA